GCCATCGTAATACTCCTTACCACAAGACTCTCTGAATCTTCCGATCCAGAAAGACTTGCCGGCATTAACTTGAGCACCAAAATGCTCAAGCATGTCGACCACGGAATACACATAATCTACAGGGACAACAATATCGTCCCCGTAGACGCGCACCCGACCCTTGAACGTATCAATAGTTCGAGGGCTAAGTGGTGAGTTAAGCTCACGCTCAATCCCCATGAAGATTAAGGTCAGAAAGACCATAGCCTCAAAGGGAAAGCACAGAGCCGAACCCATAGACGCGAACTTGGCCAGGCGAACAACACCATGGCCAGGAACATCAGCCTTTCGTGACCTACAAGCATCCACTGCCCCATGCAAATGAGGGAAGCGGAAAAGTAGATCACGTACATGCTGATTAGATACACGATCGGATGCATCACTCAAATCGAGCGTTGCTAGCTCGCCAGATGACGAGCCAAGACGAGCCATGTCCTGATTAGGGACCTGGTCGTTAAATCCGAGGAACGACGAGAGGAGGTTATCCCCCTCAATCGCCCCCACAATTGCCTCAAGGAGCCCTTGCTGTGCATACTGCATAGCAGTCGGCTCCATGGCAATAATGCGAGGTGATTTTTGCGTCTTAGGGACAGGAATTACCTTAACGGGTATCTCCTCCCCGGGTTCGAGGATGTTCACATCGTCAAGCTCTTCAAAATATGAAGGGCTTGGACATAAATAATCCAAGACAGGAAAATACCTGTCCAGACGATGGGTCCAGAGCTTCTGATGATACTTCTCATTACCAATGAGACGGTCAGCAGTTGCACCAGGACCATGCTTAGGAACGAGTTCACCATTATAGACATTTCTGTCTACTTTGGAGAAAGCGCTACTAAACAACAAACCGGCTACTCTACGGAAAGAGGCAACATCAGCCTCACTTCTGAGAGAGTCGGAATAACGGACATCCTTCTCACATTGAATGTACGAATCCATAGCATTCCTAACCTTCTGCTCTTTGCAGGGGATTAGGACCTTACTGTATAGCAGCGTTAGCTGTCTAACAGCAAGGATTGCATCTATGGATGGTTCATCCAATAAAACACCACTATCCCGGTCAAAC